TACTCAAAGGTGCTTGTTAAATCTGCTTTTGGGTGCCTAATATATAATACAGCCCTAACGAAAAGGAACTCGACACATGGCTAAATACACAATGGATATGGTACTACAGTACGCTAAAGTATTCCCTGAGAACGCTGACTACGGAGACCCTAAAGGTAATCGTGTGGCTAAGAGTATCGCTGATAAAGGTGGTCAATATATCGTACAGGCATACTTCACAGACCCAGATCAAATCAGTCAACTCTTAGAAGAAGGTTTAGATCCAGAGCCAATGAATAGCCCCCGTATTATCGACGGAGATGCTCAGTATGGTATTGGTAAATACATGAAGCTCAAGCGTATGGTTAAAGATGTTAAGAAATTTACTGACCGCTACGGTAAGCCCTTTGAGAAAGATTATGGTGGCGCACCAAACATTGTCAATCTTACAAATGGTATGGATAAGAAGACACTGTGGAATTTTGAAGAGGATGGACCTCTAGGTAACGGAACTAAAGCCAAGGTTCAATTTGAGACTTACTCTAATGGTGCTGGTGTACGCCTTCTTAACGTAGGTATCACTGAGCATGTACCCTACACTTCAGGAGAGCCAACTGAAGACGATAAAATGTTTATGGTGGGGTAATCAAATGAAGGTAACAATCATCTTTGAGAGCGACAGTGAAGACGATGGGTTTGAGGGTAAGAATGTTATTGAACGTCACAACATAGATGATCTCTGGGCTTTATCTAATGCATATACTGACGCAACTAAGGCAGCTGGGTTTTGTTATGTTACAGATGTAGCCTTTGAGAAAGACGATGGTAAGATGGTCTTTGGGAGCTTCTGATGATAGATGGGAAGGTTTTAATAGATGGTGACATTGTAGCCTATCGTGCGGCTCACATTACCGATAAAGACTTTCCTGAAGATGCCAAGAGTAAGGTAGATGAGCTTATGGGGGATATACTGGATAAAACTACATTGTTCAGTCTTCCCGATGAGTACACCGTCTACCTTACAGGCAAAGGTAACTTCAGGTACTCTATAGCTACTAAGAAAGCTTATAAGGGCAATAGAGTAGCAGCCGTAAAGCCCAGATACCTACCTCTCATCAGGGATTACTTAACTGTGAACTACAATGCTATCACTAGCGAAGGAGAAGAAGCAGATGATCTTATAGCTATAGAAGCAACTAAACTTGGTCCTAGCACTACCATAGCTTCCACAGATAAGGACTTTATGCAGATACCTTGTCATCATTACAACCTAACTAAAGAGACCTTTACAAAAGTCAGTAAGGAAGAGGCTATGCGAGCTTTTTATACCCAACTACTGACAGGCGATAAAATAGATAACATAGGTGGCGCTCCTGGAATTGGCCCTAAGAAAGCCGTTCAGATCTACAAGGGTTGCAAGACAGAGGGAGACTTCTGGAAAGCAGCCCTTGAAGCTTACAAAGGGGATATAGATCACGCCATAGAATGTGCAAGGTTACTTTGGTTAAGACGTAAGGAGGGTGAGCTATGGGAACCACCAGTGAACGTAGAAGACACGCAATAAAGAATGGCTACAGATCTGGTTTAGAAGATGACATAGCTAAAGATCTTAATGATCGAGGTGTAGAGTTTGAATATGAGAAGCTAAAAGTTCAGTGGCAACTTATTGAGAACAAGACTTACACTCCTGACTTTAAATTACCTAACGGTATCATCATAGAATCCAAGGGCAGGTTTGTAGCAGCAGATAGGAAGAAGCACATAATTATTAAACGACAACACCCTTTCCTAGACATAAGGTTTGTTTTCTCTAACTCCAGAGCTAGACTATATAAAGGCGCAAAGAGTACATATGGAGATTGGTGTAGTAAATATGGCTTCTTATACGCAGATAAAAGGATACCCGACGAATGGTTAAAACAATCCTGATTAAAGTCCATCGTGTTCTTGATGGCCCTTACGAAGATGAAGATGGTAATTACTGGTTAAACTGTAGAGTAGAAGATCCCCAAGAAAGGAATCCAAGTAAGGTTATGTTTGATGAAGAGATCCCGTTTGTCTCCTTTGATGCAGCCTATGAGTTTCAGAAACACTTCTACAGATCAATCGAACCCATACTAATAGAATTTGAAATGGATACCCGATATGACAGCTAAGACAGCAGTAGTATTCTCCTGCGCTCACTCAGACCCCTCGACGGGAAATGAGCGTTTCGACTGGCTAGGGGAATTAATCTATGAGGTAAACCCTACCTACATAATTGACTTAGGTGATGGTGCTGATATGCGCTCTCTTAACACCTTTGATACCCGTTACCCAGAGGCTATAGTTAGTCAAAACTACGAACAGGACATCAACTGCTACAATGAAGCAATGGATCGTCTACGGAAGAAACCTAGTGAAAGAAAGTACAAGCGACCATATTGGATTGGCTTTGAGGGGAACCATGAGAATAGAATCAAAAAGGCTATCGCACATGAACCAAGACTACAGGGAGACAAGTACGGGATTTCCTTCAGCCATCTTCAAACAGACCACTGGTTCGACGAATACCACGAATACACTAATAGCGCCCCCGCTATCGCTGACTATGATGGCGTTTCTTATGCTCACTTCTTTAGTAGTGGTAATTTTGGTACAGCTATGTCTGGTTTACATCACGCTAATAGCTTACTCGCCAATCGTAATCACAGTTCTACTTGTGGGCATAGCCATAAACGTGATCTTAAGTTTAAAGATGGCGCACACCCTAATGGGATTATCGGTTTGGTTGCGGGTTGCTACAAAGGCTCAGAAGAAGCGTGGGCTGGACAAGCAAATAGAGATTGGTGGAAAGGTTGTGTAATTAAGAGAGAAATAAGGCAAGGGGTATATGAACCCGAATTTGTATCACTAGAAAGACTGAAAGGATTATACGGATGATTACAGCGAAAGATATGAAAGATATGATGGACATGTATTCTCAGTTTGTAGAAGACAAGATGATTACTAAGGGTCGGGAGCGTCTGATTGAGAATGCTCTTGGATTGACTGGCGAAGCTGGTGAGGTATCAGAGAAGATTAAGAAACTATTTCGTGACAACAGGATTGATGATGATGCAGTCTTGAAAGAGTTAGGTGACGTACTATTCTACACTGTAGCTCTCTCTAACATCTTTGGTGGCAGCTTGATTAAGATTATTGAGTTGAACATGGAGAAGTTAAATGCCCGTGTAAAGAACGGTACACTACAAGGATCAGGTGACAACCGATGAGTAAGAAGAAGACTGGTATGTCATGGTTCTGGAGATATGTGAACTATCTTGCGACATGGCGAACACACAGAATAGCAATTAAACAGCTTAATCAACTAACAGATAAAGAGCTTGCAGATATTGGAATAGCTAGGGCTGACATTGACCGTATGGTCTGGCTAAAAGAAGATAAGACTATGAGAGCGAGAGGAAAGATTGACGATGAATAATTACCTACCAACAGACTACCAGACTTTTATCGCTAAGTCTCGCTACGCTAAGTACATCGACGGTCAAGGCCGTGAGGATTGGGGCGACACAGTAGAACGCTACATGGATAATGTAGTACGCCCTAAAGCTGGTAACGATTCTTATGTCAACCAACTACGGGATGCCATCTTAAACCTAGAAGTTATGCCCTCTATGCGAGCTATGATGACTGCTGGACCAGCACTGGCCCGTGACAATACTGCTGGGTACAACTGTAGCTACTTACCAGTAGATGACCCCAAGTCCTTTGATGAAGCTATGTTTATTTTGTTGTGTGGTACAGGTGTAGGCTTCTCAGTAGAGCGTCAGTTTATCCAGAAGTTACCAGAGGTTCCTGAGCTATTTGAGAGCGACACAGTGATTGTAGTTAAAGATAGTAAAGAGGGTTGGGCTAAAGCCTTCCGTCAAGTCCTTGCGCTTCTCTGGGCTGGTGAGATCCCTAAATGGGATGTATCTGCTGTACGTCCTGCTGGTGCTAGACTTAAGACCTTTGGTGGTAGAGCCAGTGGCCCTGCACCTTTAGTGGAATTGTTTAACTTTGCTGTCACTACATTCAAGGCTGCACAAGGGCGTAAGTTATCCTCTATTGAGTGCCATGACCTTATGTGCTTTATCGGTCAGATTGTTGTAGTTGGTGGTGTTCGTCGTAGTGCTATGATTAGCTTGTCTAACCTATCAGATGACCGTATGCGTCATGCTAAGTCAGGACAATGGTGGGAAACAGCAGCCCATCGTGCATTGGCTAATAACAGTGTGAGCTACACAGAGAAGCCTGACATGGAGACATTCATGCGTGAGTGGCTTGCATTAGTTGAAAGTAAGTCAGGTGAACGTGGTGTCTTTAATCGTCAGGCAAGTAAGGCACAGGCAGCTAAGAATGGACGTAGAGATCCCAACTATGAGTTTGGTACTAACCCCTGTAGCGAAATTATCTTGCGACCAAATCAGTTCTGTAACCTGACAGAGGTTGTAGTACGAGCTACAGACACTATTGATGACTTAGAGCGTAAGGTACGCCTAGCTACAATACTAGGTACTATCCAATCGTCTATGACCAAGTTCCCTTACTTGCGTAAGGTCTGGAACAAGAACACAGAAGAGGAGAGATTACTAGGTGTATCCCTAACGGGCATCATGG